GACGTTGAACACTACCTATACTACGATGGACAGGTAGCGTACACAGTACGCAAGGAAGACGTCGTTCACATTCAGGGCTTCTGGTACGATCCCGAGAAAACACTTGGTGGTGGTAGCCCTGTTGAGTTAGCAGCGCAGTCTATCGAGGGGTATAACGAAGCTACGTCGACGGTGTTTAACATCCACAAGAACGATGCCATGCCGAAGACGTTGCTAGTGTACGATGAGGAACTCAGTAGCGAACAGGCTTCACTTGCACAAAAATCTTTTTCTCGCAAGTACGGAGGCGAACGTCGTGGTAGCGTGGGTATTGTCTGGGGTGTTAGAGACGTCAAGCGCCTTGCCCTCGACTGGAACGAACTGGGCTTGTCTGATACCTTCGGTCAGTACGAGACGCGGATCTGTGGTGCTTACAAGGTGCACCCGATTATTGCGGGAACGCACATGGGGCTGTCCTCTGCGACCTACAGCAATTTTGAACAGGCAAGCAAGGACTTCACTAACATGGTGCGTGTTCCCTTCTGGAATATGATTGCTGACCAGATCAACGCACAGCTTGCTATCCCTGAATATGGCGTGCAACTTGGTTTCGATCTCTCGACAGTGCAGGCACTGGCTGGTGAGACCATCGCCATGGAGGCGGTATCTACGGACAACGACAGCGACGTAGACGATGATTCAGACGTCGACGACACACCCGAAACACTAAGCCTCGGAGGTGGCGTGTCTTCGGACAAATACTTTCACAAAAACTACAGCGTTACCGTAGGCCCTGAAACAAAAGCCTGGCTACACCATCCCGATTCGCAGGTCTACGCCAAAGCATACGACGACCTACTGAACAAGCAATCCGAGAATATCGCTAAGGAGTGGGGGCGTGTGCTCGATGATCTCTACGACACCATCACGGCTGACGTTAAGGCGCTCCGCATCGAGACGAAGATAGACGATCAATTCAGCCTCGATGTCTGGGAAAAGAACTTCGTTGACGGAACCGAGGACAGCCGAACCGAGCTGACCGAAATTGTGCTGGCATTAGCACAGGAAGAGGTCGACGCTGAGGGCGAGTTCACACGGGGCCGTGAGGCTGGTATAACAGAGAGCGCCAATAAGATAGCGGACTCCGTAGGAACCATCAGAACCGACATCCAGACTCTACTACGACAGAACGCAGGCGTTGGTGAGGAGGAACTGGCAAGGCTTTTGAAGGAAAAATTTTCTGACCTGAAGGTATCACGTGCTAATGCCATCGCTCGCACTACAGCCACAGCCACAACGGGCACGGTGCAGAAATCCGTGTGGGATGAGTTGGGCGGGATCAAAAGGTCATGGGTGGCATTAGCAGGGGCGCGCGATGCACACGCTGCAGCGCATGATCAGTTGGAAGATGCGAACGGTAACTTTACAGTTGGCGGTGAGACGACACCCTATCCTGCAGGCCCTGGCTTGTCAAAATCTAATTCGGTGAATTGCAGGTGCTTTTGCAGAGCTCGTGAAATGGACTGGCAATCACCCAAGGCCTAACTTGTGGATAATTAAACAACAGCATAACCCAAATTCGTATGGTATGGGGAACACACCATGAAAATTGAACGTAAGACTTTTGAATTTCAAGCCAAGGCAGAGGGTGACAGTGGCGTAATCGAGGCCATCGTCTCCGTATTCAATAACGTCGACAGCTATGGCGACCGTGTTAAGTACGGTTTCTTCGACGAATCGCTGAAGACCAAACTGCCAAAGGGCGTCTGGGCTCACGACTGGAAAACACCAGTGGCTAAGACATTAGAAGCCCGTGAGCTTATGCCAGGCGACGCCATGCTACCTGATAGCTTGAAAGACCTTGGCGGCCTTTATATCAAAGGCCAATTCAATATGAATACACAGCGAGGACGTGAGACCTACTCCGACATCAAGGAAGGTATCATCGACGAGTTCTCGATCGGTTATTCGGTAGTCGAGGAAACATTTGCACAGGATGGAGCACGTGAACTAGTCAAGGGGAAACTCTATGAGTGGTCACCGGTGCTGTTCGGTGCTAACTCACAAACGGCACTTATTAGCGCTAAGGGACTCAATGATGATCTCGAAGACGTTGGAACCGACGTCGATAGACTCATTACGAGGCTGAACGAACGCGCAGAGATTAGGCAGAAGGAAGGGCGCACGCTATCGTCGGCTAACGTGGCACGCCTGACCGAATTGATGGACACACTTACCGCTGCAGTAGGCAATATCAAGATGCTTATTGACGCGGCACAACCGGTTTCCGCAAAGGCTGCTATGGAAATGGAAGCATTGCGGGCATTAGTAAACAAGAGGAAACAATCATGAATTTGCAACAGATCAACGACGCCATCAGCGCCAAGTCTGCAGAGCTCGAAACGCTCCTTGCTAAGACAGAGCCAACGATGGACGAAGTAAAGTCTGCACAGACATTGAACGCTGAAATCGACGCGCTCAATGAGCAGGCTAACGAAGTAAAGTCGTTCGAAGCTATCAAGGCCAAGAACGCACAACGCCAGACAGAAGTGAAGACAGCAGTGAACAAGCTGCCAAAGTCAAACGACATCAAGGTCGGCGAATCATCAGCAAAGGCTAACATGCCAGATGCTGAGTACAAGGCTTACGTAACAGGCTTGTTTGTTGGTGGTCTTTCTAACGAGACAGCACGCCAGAAGTACACAGAAGTTACTGGCCTTGATTATAAGACACACACACAAGGCAACGACGCCACAGGCGGTATCTTCGTTCCTACGGAGACATCAAGCCTTATCGTTAACCTGAAGGACACATACGGATCATTCCGTCGCAACACACGTGTTGAACCTATGGGCTCCGAATCCATCCGCATCTTCCGCACAGGCGATGACGTGACGGCATACTGGGGATCAGAGACAGGTACATTGTCATCATCTGACATGTCATTTGATGCAGTGACGTTGAACGCAAAGAAAATGTATGCCCTTGCAGTTCTCTCTGAAGAACTCGTAATGAACAGCACACAGAACCTCGGCCTTCGCTTTGCTGAATCGGTTGCACGCCAGTTCGCAAAGAAGGAAGACGAAGCTGGTTTCTTGGGTGACGGGACTTCAACATACGGCGGTGTTCTCGGTCTTGCTGGCAAGCTCCGCAAGGTTCTCGAGGATGGCGGCGGAACATGGACGAACGACACGCACAAGGGATACCTCGGTTCAGCACAGGTATGTGCTGGCAACACCTTTGCTGAGGTTACAATGGGCAACCTGATTGCTGGTATGCGTAAGGTTCCAACATACGCACTCACGGGTGCCAAGTGGTACTTCAACAAGGTAGCCTTCGGCGAAACAGCAGAGCGCCTCGCATACGCACAAGGCGGATCAACAGCTGCAGAACTTGCTGGCTCATTTGGTCAGCGCCTCTTCGGCTATCCTGTCGAGTTCGTTGATGTGATGCCATCAGCAGACGCAAACAGCCAGGTGTTTGCTTACTTCGGTAACCTTACACAGGCTGCAACTCTTGGCGATCGCATGGCAACATCGATCAAGCAAGATGCAAGCAAGGGCTTCGACACGGACACAATCTATGTTAAGGCTACTCAGTACCTCGACATCAAGGTACACGAAATGGGCAACTACAACGCTACTGCAGCATCACGTACAACAGGCCCTGTTGTTGGTTTCGTAACTATTAACTCATAAGGTGACAACATGAACGCACTACAAAATGTGAAGGTTGTCAACGTTACGCCACCAGCTGCAATCGTTGACAATGCATCGTTTACAACTAACAGCATCGACACGGCTGGCTTTGGTAAGCTCGCTGTTTACTTCAGCCTTGGTGCTACTGACATAGCAATGGCAGCCCTCAAGCTGCAGGAGTCAGATGTAGATTCAAGCTATGCTGACATCACAGGCTGTGTTTACGGAGCGTCGGGTTCACCGGCACTGCCAACAGCTAACGATGATAACAAGGTCTTCGGGTTCTTCGTGAACCTCGCAGGTCGCAAGCGTTATATCGACGTCGTTGCTACAGCTGGCGACGGGTCGACTGGTACTTTCGGATCTTGCATCGCTGTTCTCTATAACGGCGAAGGCATCAACGATGCTACCGAGCGTGGCCTCGCTGCGAACATCATCAAGGACTAATCTGTTCTGACGACTGGGCCCACGGGCCCAGTGGTGAGCACAGCAAAGGCATACAATGATTATCCTATCGTCATCTGGCGCACGTGTTGATTTGGAGCTACGACAAGGGGCAGCCTTTGCACGTACCTTTACACATAAGACGAACGGGGTGGTGACCAACATAACAGGTTACACCTTCGCCGGCCAGATTAGGACTATCGACAACGTGCTGGCTGCAACGTTTACGATTACGACAGTAAACGCTTCGCAAGGTACGTTTTCGGTAGCATTAAGTGCAGCGACTACGGCATCGTTGACGGTGGGCGAGGTGTACGTCTGGGATTTGGAACAGACGGTCTCAAGTTCAACGAACGAACTTCTCAGAGGTTACGTCACTGTTCTCGGTGAGGTGACGCAGTGAGCACCACGATAAACGTAGACCAGTCGACGATTAGCCTGAACATTGCAGACGAAGATGTAAAGCTGAACGTTGATCAGTCAACGATTACGTTGGACGTGGCATCAGGTGGGCTCGTGCCTATCTCTGATGACCTCACACTGGTCGCTGGCGAAAACCTGTCTGCACTTCGTGCTGTTACTACAAACTCCTCGGGGCAGGCTGTGTACGCCAGCAACAACACGCTTGCTAATGCACAGGTTGTGGGCATCGTATACACGGCCGCAAGCTCAGGGGCGAACGTGACCATTAAGATCTCCGGTATCTTGACAGATGCCAACTGGAACTGGACGAAGGGAACGGTTTACCTGGGCACCAACGGAACACTAACACAGACGGTGCCAACGAACGGCGCTATCGTAGTTCACGTAGGCAAGGCCTTAACAGCGACGAAACTACTAATTGACATAGACACAATCATTCAAACGGTGTAACATGGCAGAAAAGTATATCAAAAATAACGCGGGGCAGCTTGCAGAAGTTGAAGGTACAGTATCATCTTCAGGCGCAACGGAAGCGGGCAAGATTGTAGCTCTCGACGGATCGGGCAAGCTGGACAATTCAGTATTGCCAACAGGTATTGGGGCTACTGTTAAGGTTGCAGCGACTACCGAGAACCTATCGGCTGGCAACCTCGTAAATCTGTTCAACGATGGCGGCACAATCAAGGCACGCAAGGCAGACGCAAGCAACGGACGTCGTGCTATCGGCTTTGTTTTGACAAACTCGACATCACCTAACAACGCAACTGTGTACCTCGATGGTACGATTACAGGACTCACAGGTTTGACACCCGGCGCTGCTTATTATTTGAGCGGAGCGACGGCGGGCGCTGCATCTGCAACGGCTCCGACAACAGCAACCTATATCTCACAAGAGATCGGCATCGCTCTGTCAGCAACCGAGATCAACTTTGAAGAACAGCAACCTATCACGCTGGCCTAATTTATGGCAGTCAAGAAACCATTAGTCCTAGCGTCTGGTCAGATTCAGGAACTGCAAAGCGGTGACGAGATCAACATAGACGCTAGCGACATTACGACCGGAACGGTAGCAACCGCACGGCTCGCTACTGGTACGGCTGATAGCACGACGTTTTTGCGTGGTGACCAGACGTGGGCTGTGCCTTCTGGTGGTGGTAGTACTGTTACGCCGTTGCATCCTTTTCTTTTAATGGGGGCATAATGCCAAGCGGACAAGTCTATAAAGTGCTAGGCCAATCCTGCCCAGCTAACACGAACGCAACCGACCTATATACCGTACCATCTTCAACCGAGACGGTGGTGTCGTGCATTACCATAGCAAACATCACATCGACCGCGTACACGTACCGCGTGGCTGTCAGACCTGCGGGTGCATCTATTGCAAACCAGCATTACATAGCATACGACGTGACGGTCAATGCCAACGACTCGACAACGCTAGTGCTAGGCATAACGCTTGCGGCTACTGACGTCATCACGGTGCGGTCATCCAATGCTACGTCTATTTCGTTCTCTGCTTTTGGTTGTGAGCTTACAACGTGAGCGTAAGATCAGCACGATATAACCTGCTTTCATTGCGTAATCCAAAGGGGCTAACGGTCATACCTGAAGAGCGCGATGCGTGGGCTTTCCTAGATGCAGCTGGTATCAAGTCATCACGACAGCAACGTGCTGTTATTGAGCTTGTGCGTGGGCTGAAGAATGCCCAGCTCTGGACGAAGATGAAAGCCATATACCCGTTCGTGGGTGGGACGGCGACGACGCATAAGTTTAACCTTAAAGACCCGCGCGATGCGGATGCGGCGTTTAGATTGTCATTCTTTGGTGGGTGGACGCATTCGTCAAATGGGTCAGTAGGGAATGCTAACAATGCCTATGCCGATACTTTTCTTGTGCCGTCTATTTCCTTGACAAATATAAATTTGCACCTATCGTATTATTCCCGTACTTCATCTACGGCAACAACGAGTTGCGAATTAGGTGTATCAAAGCAATACGGTGGCAATGACTTTGTGCAATTAAGATCTGCCGCTAATTACGCCGCAGGTGACGTTAATACAGTATTAAATTATACAACAACTAACAACGCTTCCGGTTATTGGTTAGCATCGACACGGGCTAACAATGATAGAAAAATATGGTTAAATACTAATTCAGAAGCTACTTTAACAACTGTAAACACAAGTTTTATAACTGCTTTTAATCTCTATTTAGGTGCAAGGGCTAATGTTACGTTGGGTGGATACCAAGCAGTATTGTATAGCGACAAGCAATGTGCCTTCGCCACGATCGGCGACGGCCTGACAGACACCGACGCAACTAACCTCTACAACATCGTTCAACGCTACCAAACTTCACTCGGAAGACAGGTATGATACTTTCACAGATTCCAGTAACAGAGCTAATTAACTACTGCGCCAAGCTAACACCAGAGCAAGCGGACTCATTGCGTGGTCAGGTGTTCTTGCAGGATAGCTATTTCATTCCTATACACGACATCGAGGA